ATGATCCAGGTTATGTAGAACCTAAGCAAGGTTAATATTTAAATCTCTACCAAGTTCAATAGCAGATTCTATTGCCATTGCTAATTCATCTTTACTACAGTCTTTAAAAGACTTACAATATTCTGCATCTCCTGCATCATAGCAGAGTCCAGAATGTTTTTTAACTATAAATTTCATTTCTTCAAATGTATAGCCAGATTCCTTGGCTAATTCTCTAATACAGGCATGTACCTTAGCTAATTGTGCTAAACTACCTGTATCTGAAGTCAGTCCCATAAAGACTTCAACCTCCTGACCTTCTTGAAGTTTATCAAGAAACAATTGATAAGAAATCTTTGTGCTTTCATTAATATACACTAACTTACCATTCTTTTTAATAAGTTTGAAGCTAAACATATCGTATATTTTTATTATATTATTATGTACTCATGAGTAAAAATCTAAAAAACAGCTTTAAAGAGAATACTAAAATTGTTTTAGAATATCTTGAAAAATTTCCCAATTCTCCTAGTAAAACTATATCACGTAAAATCTATGATGAAAATGCAGGATTCTTTACTGATCTTGAACAAGTTTATCTCAGAGTAAGATACTACAGAGGTCAAATGGGGAGTAATAATAGAAAAGCATTAAGAACCAAAGAATTTAAACAAGAACTTAAAGTTAAAGTTATGAATAATTTTGTATCACTACCATCTTCTCTTACACAAAAAAGGGGAACATTTACATTTCCTACAGGCTGTAAGAAGCTAGGTGTAATTGGTGATCTACATATTCCCTATCATGATGAAGATGCAATAGAAACTGCATGTGACAAAATGGAAGCAGAAGGTGTAGATAGCATTCTAATCAATGGAGATCTACTTGACTTCTATCAGCTTTCTTTTCATGAGAAAGATCCTAGAAAGGTTCATTTTAAAAATGAAATAGAAGCAGGTAAGCAGTTCTTTGAGTACATGCGCTCAAGATTCCCAGGCATTCCTATTTACTTTATACCTGGTAATCATGAAAACAGGTTTGAAAGGTATCTTAGAATAAAAGCATCTGAGTTACTTGACATGGATGAATTCAGATTGGATGTAATCTTACATGTAGCAGAATATAAAATAGAATATATCCCATTTAGAACTAAAGTAATTTTTGGAGATTTTCTTATAGAACATGGTGATAAGATTCCTGGAGCTGGTGGTGTTGTACCAGCTAGAACTGCTTTAATGAGGCTTAAAACCAATTGTATTATTAATCACTTTCACAAAAGTTCTCAAAGCTCACAAAGAGTTTATGGAACTGGTGAATCTACAACTATCCGTGCTTATAGCCTTGGATGTCTATGTGAACTAGCACCAGATTACATGGAAATAAATGAATGGAACCATGGGTTTGCCATTCTAACAAAAATTGATAATTTAGTGTCTGTAAATAATTACAAAATAGAAGGCAACACAATTATCTAATGTTTCTACCAATAGTACTAAAAGACAAAGACGGAGAGTATATTGAACATCTCAATATAACACACATTACTAGAACTTCATTTGTTAATGTAATGAATCCTGATGCAGGTACTAGAATCCATTTAAGAACAGGAGAGGTTCTAACAACTCCCGTCCCTATGGATATAGTCCAAACTGAAATAGATGATTGTTATAAATCTGCTGCTGCTATGATCATGTTTAACATACTTGCAGAGAAAGCACAACTTACTAAACTTAGTGGAGATGTTGACCTAGATAACCCTGGGCAGCGGCAACCTCTTTCAGATGAAGAATAGAATCTTTTGTTATCTCATCTCCATTTATCCAATCAAAGTTGTATACACACCAGCCATCCTGACTCTCATCATTACCAGATGATATTAGGCTGAGTCCTGGTAATAAGTCTAATACATAGTAATAATAGTCATAACCATTTTGACTCTCACTATCTGAGACTTCTACTCTATCAAAGCCTAAGTTAATTAATTCTTGTTCTGTCATTTTTCTGCCATTGTTTGTAAAAACACAGTATGATTCAATACATCAAATGCATATGTGTACTCTAGTTCAGCATATGCTTTGTTTTCTTTTGAATATATTCCATGTTCTTTAATTCTTAAATTCCTAAGATTCTCTATAGTTAATGTAACCATAGTAAGATTATCTTTATCCTCTGACTTCATCATTTCCACTACATTTTGTACCTCTGTTGTTGTAATATAATCATACTTCTTTAACAACATTAACTCAGCCATATATACAAAAGGCCGGAACTCATCTTTCTTAGTTCCTTTATGATACATATACCACAGATAGTTTAGATTACCATCTACACCATCTGTTATATTATAATGTTCTTCAGCAATTGCTGCAACTAGTTTTTTAATTTCTTGTGCTTCCATTCTAAAATATATATCTAATAGTGTTCCAGGGAATAATGGCATCATGTAACTCTGTAAATTGTTTAATGTAATGTGATTTACATCCCTGTGCATACCTAATGTTTTCTCCTCCGTACTGGGAAGTCTTCCTTTCTTGTATGTCCGGTCTCCAGAGTAACTCTTCACCCATGATCTTATTCTTTTCATTATACTCATGTTTATCTTTATTATGTGTTAGAAAGATTACTTCAGCTTTAACAGACTCTTGTGACCAATTATAATAATCACAAAATTTATTCACCACATTAAATAATAATTCATATTCTTTTAACCAGTCATCATGAACAATTACGGGACTAAAATTAAGATGGACTTCATAACCAGCATTGAGAAAATTGGGTATAGCTCTAAGCCTTTCATCAACAGTACTAGTATTAGGTTCTAATATTTTTCTCCATTTTTCAGGCATTAAACTAAATCTTATTCTAATCTTACCCTCTGGATTGAACTCTAGTAAATCATAGTTCACATGCTTAGTAGCAAATGAACCCATAGCAAGTGGATGATCTCTAAAGAACTTAAAAATACTCTGCCAGTCATGATACTTAGCATGGAGAGCAAAGTCTTCATTACAAGAAATATCATAAGTAATATAATCCGGATGTGTTTGATTGGGCTTCTCTACATCAGCAAACCAAACATGTGAATTAATCTCTGTCAGAATATCCATAGTATTTGTTGCTACAGACAGTCCTTCTGGCTTATGTCTTTTCATGTAGCAATAACTACAGTTATACAAACAGCCAAAACCAAAAGAAGGAGCAATGAAATCAGTGCTCCTTCCACTTGGTCTTATTTTAAATGTTTTCCGCGTGACTTTTTCTATCACCTTCTTTTAAAGTTGATATAAGCACTTGCGTTCTTGTTAGAATCAAATAGTTTTACATTCCCAGCTTGGTCTCTAACAAATGTCCATTTAGTAAAGAAGAATAAGAACTTGCCCTTTTCTTGCACTGCAAACTTAGTTCCGGTATGCTCATTCTCTTTTACAATTAATACTCTGTGTCCCTTCCTTTCCTCTCCTTTTCTTAAAATAATCATATGTATTGGTTTATTTAGTTACTTCTCTAGATTTATGTTGTGATCACTCAGTATCTCATGAAACTTATCTCTAATTCTCTCAACCATCTTCCACTCTTCCTCACTAAGTTCTTCATACTTCCATAGTTTTCTAAGATCTTGAGAGATATCCCATAGAGCTGCATACATAGCATCAGCCCGGATAGCATTCTCCCATTCATATTTGTCTTCCAGTAGGTCAAAGGTTAGTTGTGCTTTCATAGTTTTTCAATTTCTTGTTTAACTTCTTCCCAATAGTCATAAAATGTATCCGCATCTTCTTCTAGAATAGGTAAGTCCATTTCTAATATTTCATTAACTGTTATTAGTGCACATTGTTTAGAATTATATTCATCAGTAATGTAACCATCCACATCATCCCATTGCTGTGTTGGGGCAACAAACTTTCTAAATAGTTCTTTAGCTTTTTCTTTTGCTTTCATCTTATTCTGATTTAAAGGTTTCGTTGTAGTATTGTTCTCCGTCATCTTTTATTTCATCACAATTAGGGTCATAATAATATGCCTCAACTATCTGCTCCTTCTCCATTGCTTTGGCTTTGTCATAAAAAACTTTAGGAACATTAAAACCCTCTAGTATTAATTCATCAACCAACCACTCTACTGCTGTTTGTTGTTTTTCTGTTTTCATTGTTCTTGTTGTTTAAGTGATACCTTTTGACCCATAAATCTAAAATCTTTTAATTTATCATCAATTGATATATTCCAAATTCTTTTTGCTGAATCTAAAATATCAGCTTCTAAATAATTGCTATCAATTTGCAAAGTAACATTTTCTGGGATTTCTATAAAATTGCCTTGCAATAAATGAATGAACTCCATTAATTCCATTTGACTATCAATTCTTTTTGTTGTCATTGTTCTTGTTTTTTATAGGTTAATAGTAAAAACTCCGCAGTTAATCCCGTTTCTCTACTTTTTTCTACAATTTTAATTACATCTTCTTATGCCTCAACTATCTGCTCCTTCTCCATTGCTTTGGCTTTGTCATAAAAAACTTTAGGAACATTAAAACCCTCTAGTATTAATTCATCAACCAACCACTCTACTGCTGTTTGTTTCATCTTATTTTATTTATTTGTGCACTAAATAGCACTATATTATAAATTTCTTGGTTTCTCTTATGTACTTGAATCATATAGTGCATCTTAAGGCACTATTATTTGTTCTGCCGTTTGTTTCATAGCTTATAGGTTTAAAATTTATCTATTCTTTTGGTCTTATAGGTTAACACTATTCTGGTAGAGATATACCCATAATATCATTTAGCTGTTTCCATACAGCCTCAGCATTATCTCCCCAGTAAAAATCACATGTAAAACTTGTATCAGTTTTATCATATGGTGGCTCTAGGAAATATGCTTGCCAATGATCATTAGGTTTAGCAGTAAATCTTTTACACTTTTCTTTTACTGGACATTCAAATCCATGGCACATTGTTATATCACTCATTTTTTTCTTCTAAATTACTACTTTTTCTTGAATCTCTATAATCAATAATAAATCCAATTGCAACTATAATGTTCATTCCCAGTGACATAAGTATCTCATGAATGTCCTCATACACATTTACTGAGAGATGTATATGCCCCACCATCCAAAATGGTATGGACAAGTTTTGGCTTATCCATACCAATAGATATTTTATAAAGTGTTTCACGGATTACTTATAGAATTGTATGCTGCAGTACTACCTGTCATTTTAAATTCATAGATTTCTGTATCACATGTAGTATCATTAACTCTTATTCTTACAGATGATGCAGCTTTAAAATCAGCTAAAAAACTTAAATCTGAATTAAGATCATCTACCATAAATAAGGTTTTACGGTTCTCAGATGTTCTGCCTGTAACACTGTATTTTTTGTACTCTCCATTTACTAAAAATGAAATATCTACAGTAACAGACTCATCACATACATACACCCCACCAATATAGAATGCAATACCCTTGTAGTTTTCAAGTTTCAAAAACTCACTCTGACCATCTTCAGTGTATGCAATTTTATAAGGAGTATCAAATCCATTATCAATCTTCTCAACTACCCACTGTGATAATGCACTAAAACTAAATAAACTAATACTTGCTAATACTAATAATCTTTTCATTTTTTTGGTTTTTTAATTGTTTGCTTCTCTTCTGATGGATTCTCCTTCAGAATCTTTTGTAGTCTCTCCCAGATCTTCTTGTTTATTAAGTTGTAATCTGGCTCTTTCTTGCGCTCTTTCATATTCTTTCCAATGATAAATGTTTAAATCTCTCATTTTTAAAAAGTCCTGAATGGTCATCTCTTCTGGTATACCATCATTTGCATTCATTATCTGAATATAGATCTCTTTCATTCTTCCCATACTCTTTAAATATTTTAATTAATTCTTCTCTTGCCATCCTACTGGGCAATTTTTCTAATATTCTCCAATCAAAGTTACCTGTTATAATGACCTTTGTTTCTTCCTCACCAAGATGTTGAACCTCAAAACCAAACAGACCATCATCTATTCTCTCATTCTTTAGTAACTCATATACAGGATTGATTTCAGTTAGATAATTCATATCTTTTTTCTTCCACCAGTAATCATGTAACTTAAGTCCATGACAGATGGTTGAATGATCCTTACCAAAAAACTTACCGGTCATACTATAACTAAGAAATCTTTTTGATGTCAGTACATAGTATAAATAGTATCTTTTATATACTATACCCCTTTTTCTGGTCTTTGCTGTGAGATTAAACTTCTCAATGACATCTACAATATCTTTATTTGCAACTTTGTAGAGCTCTAATACATCATCTCTCATGTCCATATAAAAAATGGGAACAAGAGACCTTTGATCTCACCTACAATTGGTCCAATAAATACTGATGCTAAAAATCCGTGGTTCTGTGCAAATACATACCAGAAATATAAAGCAAACATCTGTCCAATTATGATGTACAACAATGCTATGTTGTATAACATCACCCAGTGTCTCTCTTCCATAAAATTTAAATTAATTCTAAATCAGCTTCTTTAACTGTTTCTTCTTCTTTTTTAAATGCTTCAGCTAATAAATCAATTGGTAAAAATCTGTCAGCATCATAAACTTCATAAGGGAATGAGCTAGTAGATAGTTTTATTTCTTTTAATAGAACACCAAACTTGTTTTGTTGTAATCCCATCCTTACTATTCTTGTAATAGTATAAACTTCACCCTCTACAATCCACTCACTATCTGGTATCTTACTTGGTTTATTTGAAGCATCAATGCAAATTGCCCTCATATTGTTCTACTGATGTTTTAAGATCTAAATTACGCAAAGATTCTGAAATCTCAAGCATCTTTAAGTAGTCTCCAGATTTTACAGTGCATCTTCCCATCTCATGCACAAGCAATGCACATTGCTCTGCTTGTGTTGGTTGGTGCTCACAAAATCTTATAAGACAAGCAATTACATATAAAAATGAATTCTTGTCATCATTATGCAAAACAAGTTTGTGTGTTGCTAAGTCTTCCATATAATAAATATAAGAATTATGTTGGTTGCAAACTATAACTTCTCCATACTATTTTAGTCTGATCAAAGTCTTCTAATGCATCCTTGACCCATTTCTCATCAACTGTACCTACATAGCATAGTATATGTACAATAGCTTTATCATCTGGATTTAAACGCAAAAGCCTTCCTATTCTCTGACTAGCTTTACGTTCATTACCATATGCATGCATAATAATACCCTGTTTTAAACCTGGTATGTTTACACCTTCATTTAATTGCAATACACATGAAAGTTTATTTATCTTACCACTTTTAAAATCAAGTAGATTCTCTTCAGAATCTTGATTGTTACTATGATAGCTATGTGCACACATTCTATCAGCTTGTTCCTGAGTATTAGCAAATACAATACACTTACTTGTTATACTAGATAACAGAGCTTTTGCATATCTTTCCTTGCTTGGATACTCCATCATAGCTTTCATTCTCATTACTCTAAGTATGTGAGGTTGTCCTGCTCCTGTATCAATTCTTGTACCCCAGTAACC